ACCTGAGGTTGAAATTCAGCATTTTCACCCTCTAAAACAGAAATTCTTGGTTTTTTCTGATAATTTACAATATTTTTTACACCAAGAGTCACTGTTGCTGGAGATGCCAATCCTCTTTGAACTTTTAGTGATTTTACATATCCATCAACTATAGGAATAATAGTTGCTCCATATCCAACAATACTGGATGAAGTTTTTTTGAATCTACCATTAACCTGAACTTCAATTGGTGGATACTGTATAAAATATGTTGTTGCAAAATCTAAGCTAATTATGTTTAGAATATTAGTTCTTTGAATATTAGTAGAAAGTCTAAAACTATTATTGTCTAATTTATCAATATAATATATTTGTCCTGGAGTTGCCCCATCAAGAGGAGTTCCAATTTGAGTTATTATAACTTCTTCTCCATTTTGATACCCATGATCATTAAAATAAAAAATATTATCATATACATTAATATCTTCTACTCCAAATGATAATTTTTTATACTTAAACCCACTTACAATACCAACAATATTAACTTTATCTATTACTTGAATTTTTTCTAAAGATCTAAATTTTTGCACTCCTCCACCAGTAGTTCTGATATTAATTAAATTATTTTTAATTAAAGCATCATTTTTACTTAAAGCTAATCTGAAAGAAGTTCCTGCTCCAACTTCAGACACATAATAAACTGATTGATCTAATAAAGTACCATCAGAAACTATAGTGCCAATTCCAATTGGAAATGTATTATTTGTTTCATAAACTACTGCTTCGCCTTCAGTAAACCCATGATTTTTTTCAAATCTAAAATCATTAGTTATTGTCCTAACAACTGAGGCTCTAGTGGTTGAATTGAATTCAATTTCATTATCAATATATTTCATTTTTACTCTGGTTGGAACATCCTTTACATTTCCCCCAGATACAGTTACTGTTGGTTCACTCTCATAATTATATCCTGGATTTACTATTTTAAAACCAACCAAAGACCCTTCCATCTCTGGAATTAATATGGTTAAAGAATCTTGATCATTTGAAGCATTAAAAATTTCAAATCTTGGAGGATTTATTAAACTATATCCTTCTCCTCCATTCAATATATCTACATTCTCTATTTTACCATAAAAAACTTTATCAAATGATTTATAACTTTGAATTTCTATTCCATTAGCAAAAATACCAACTGGTCCTGGTTGTGTTGATATTTTATCTTTTTCAAAAGTTGGGAATTTGGGAATCTTTTTAAATGTTTTAGTAGTTGAAAAATTATTCCCATAAATTGGAGAACTTTGTAGAACTATATCTACAAAATATCCAGAAACATTACCTACATTAGTTAATTCTAATAAATTAATATGTGTTCCACCAACTCCAAGATTTTCTCTAGTCTCTGCTAATCTTAAGTTGGATGGTCCAATTCTATTGACATAATATGTGTTTCCAGTATTAAATCCAACTGCTTTTATAAAATCATTCGTTAGAGTTCCACTAGTCCCATATCCAACTACTTTTACTGATTCTCCAGTATAAAAATTATGAGACCCTACCAAACTATAAGAATTGTCAATATTAGCATTTAATGTAAAATCCTTTACATATGGATTTACTTCATAATCAGGAAGTCCATTTGATGCTATGTAATTATAATTAGAATCTGCATATGCATCTTGAATATTAGCTGTATATCTATTATTAATATTATTGAATAGTTTTGTAAATGGTGTTGCCTTTGTTTTTTTTAATCTTCTCTTAAAGATAATTTCTTTGCCTAATAGAGAAGTATCTTCTATTTGTTGAGTACTAAATTCCTTTGACAGAGAAGTGGTTACTTGTAAATTTGGAAGATATAATTGATATGTTCCTAAAAATTTTACATATAAGTCTACAATATCGCCATTTTTTAAATTATGTTCATATTTTGATAAAGAAAGACCATTACTAATTGCAAATCCCTGTTTTGAATAATATCTAACTCCTGTTGTAATTGCAGTAACGCCAACTCCAGAATAGATGGATATTGGATGATTAAATTTTAATGATTTTACAAATATATTATTATCTACATGTCCAACATTATCAACTTTAATAGGATCTCCCTCAAGAGCATATAATGAAGTTACAGATTCAAAAGAAGAAAGAACATTATTAATTCTAAAGGATACTTTTTTAGTATTATCACCATCTTCATATGAATAAACATAATTAGTTGAATATACTCTAGATCCTATTTCTATAGAATTATTAATTAGAGTAGAATTTTGAGTAGAAACATTTAGAAATTGATTAATTGTTTTATCTGTGTATGTGTAAATATTTTCTCCAATGTAAATTACACCAGATGTTGGAAATCCAACAGTAGAATCTACAAAAATAGTATTTGATCCAGATTCAACATTCTCTACAACAAATGTTTTAAATGTTGGAATAAAAGATCCAAATATAGATCCCTTTGGATTTAAATTATTTGAATACCCTGCAAAAATTCTTATTTTATATAAAGACCTATTATTCAACAAGTAAGAATCTACAGAATAAATTGATCCATTAGCAAATTCAATTTTGTCATTATAAGGATCTGGATCTTGATATAGTGTTTGTCCAGATACTTTAAATGGATCTCCTTCAACTAAATCACATATAAAGGTTTCTGTTACTACCCACTTATCATCAGATGGAGTAAAACAATATTCTCTTGGTTTTATAATTTGCACATTTTCATTATACAAAACCTTGAATAGAATTTTATATGATTCATCTGTACCTTTAGATTGATAAAAGGTCTTAGCATTACTTAAGAAGTTTTGAGGATTAATTTTTGAATCAAAATCTACTTCCTCAAATCCTGGAAAATATAATGATTTTTGTTTTTTAAAAAACTCAATTAAAAATAAATTACTTAAATTATTAACAACATCATCCGATGAATGTGCATTTGCTTCTGTGGATTTAAAAACTAAAAGTTCTGGATTAGATTCATCCCTTAAAGAATCTACTCCACTAAATCCCCTAATACAACCAGTAAATGAATTAGTTGTAATTCCAGTGTAAGTAATAATCTCATCATTTATTTTTAATAACCCATATATTTCTGGCCATCCTTTGGTAGATTCCACATAAATTGTATCATCAAAAAAATCTATATCCTCAGATAAAGTTGTAGATGCAATTAAATTAGTAGAATCAAATGCAGAAAAGTTTTTATATGTAGTTAAATTTTCAGTAAGATTTACTACTCCACCTTGATATTCTTGAGAGTAATAATATTGTTTAAAAAATTCTACTAGATTTTCATTGTCCTCTAAAACAAATTCTGGAATTTGATTTTGAACAATATCGCTAATTTTTACTAACTTTTGAATTTCTAGCATCTTAACTTCTTATTTTGGTTCCAGTTGAATAACTTGATTCTGGATCAAATCTGCTTCCTGAAGCATTTTCGCCAGATGAAATAATATCCTTTACTAATGTCAAATTACTTTTTCCAATATCTAATTTCAGGTAAATGGATTTTTTAGCAACAACATCATTTGAATATGGAGTTGCTTCTATCTCTATAGTATTATTGGGAAGTGATGTGGAGGATACATTTATATTATCTATATCAATTTCTCCAGTGGTATAATTTACAGTTCCAACATCTTGTTGTTCTGTAGATTCCTTTTCTCCATCAAATGAAACTAAGTATAATCTTCCAGTAGTTAAATTTGCATTTGGTATATCAGACAAATAAACTTGTCTAGATATTCCATTCACATAAAATCCAGTACTTCTAATATTGTACCCTGAGAGAGAAGCGAAAAATCTATTTTCGTAACAGATTAAATACTGAGTTGGTTCTCCAATGATAACGCCAACATTTCTTCTAATTCTAACTTTAGTTATATTTGAAGTAATTGCATTATTTGTGGTGTCAATTATTCTTACTGATTTACTATATTTAAATCTCCCACCAAACTTGTTTAGATCAGTAGAATCTGCATAACTTTGAAGGGAGTTAGAGATTTGAGTTTTTAAGTCACTTGATGCTCCAATAAAATTAGAGTTATAGTAAATTGTGGAATCTAATTCAACATATAGAACATTAATATCTACAAAACTTGGTTGAATTCCTGCTATACTATATTTCTTGAGATCTGATAAAAGTCTTTCTTTAGTTTGTTCTGACAAATAATCAGAATTTTTTGGTTTTGCTGCTATAAAAACCTTACCATATTGAGGTGGAACTAATTCTTCGCCTCCATATGCAGTTACTGATTCAATATTAGAATAAATTGAAGGTAACAATGCCTCATAATCAGATGCAGTTACTGCTCTATATTGAGTAGAATACATTCTTGGAGCATAATATCTGATAGAATTTACAGTTTGTATGTCATCGCCATTGTTTGCTGGTTCATCAGTCAATACAATACCAACATTAGAGCCTAAATTTGACCCTGTATTTGAAACAACGGTTCCAGAGAACACAAAATCTAAAGCTCCATTGCCTTGTTTGCCATTTGTAGTAATATATGTTGCTACTATTTCATTGTTATTACTTAATTTCTTACCAAATACTCCATCACCAAAGAAAAGTTCATATTTTTCATCTGAAATTTCTTGAATTAGAAAAATATTTGAGTTAGAATTTATACTTAAGATGTTCTCTACTGCCACATGCTCATTAGATGTAGTAGATTGAGATGTTTCCTTTACATTTACTCTAATTGTTGAGGTATCTATGAATGGATTTGGTAAAATATATTTTTGATTTGGTTGAGAAGTGTCTACTATAAAGGTTTTAGTTAGTAATGTTCCTTCATAAATTGTTACATCAGAAAAAGTACACTCTCCTTGACTAATTCCAATGGTAATATCTTCTGGAATTGAAAAAATGTAACTAGTATTGTCTAAATTTCCAGTACAAACAATACCTTTTTTAAGAGTTGCAGTTTTAAAAGTAGAATTTATATTGGATACAGTAAAACTTATCTTTGCAGTTGCTGCTCTTCTGGATAATGGAACATATCCAATATTTTTTGCTAAAGATATTACATTCTCTCTGAGTGTTGCACTATCAATGAATGACTCATTGACCACCATGTTGGTGTTGAATGCAGTCAAGTAAGTATTATATGCAAGTATATCAATTAAAATAGAAAAATTTGATCCTTCAAAATCAAAATCACTGAAGTTTGAGTTTGATCTTAGATAATCTTTGATTGATGTTCTAATCTGATCAAAATCTAGATTAGTAAATTGGGTAAATGCCATTATTAGTATCTGGTTGGTTGAAGTACAAAAGTTATTGCTTGTTGTGGGGCACTTAGTCCAACAATATCATATACAATACTTACATCCATGGCATTATCATCTAGTAAAAATGCAACGCTCACATTTCTCAATCTAACTCTAGGTTCAAAATTATTAATAACTGTTTTAATTTCTTCCTTAAGTGGTTCTTCTACATCAATGCCTGCAAGTTCAAAAAAATAATTTTCTACCTTAGAACCTAAAAGAGGATTAAAGAATCTTTCGCCAACTCTAGTTCTCACCAGATTGATGACTGATCTTTTAATTGCATCCTCGTTTCTTAATGAAATAATATCATTAGTAACTGGATTTCTTTTAAAAGATAGACTGATATCTTTAAATCCTCTTGATACAGATTCTAAAGGCACTTTATAGGGATATTATTTACTTATATTTATTGTGGTTACAATTACAATATTGTGGTTTTCCATAAGTTGGTTCAGTTCCATACTCCCAATCATCATAATCATCATCATTTCTAATTTTTTCATGAATTTCTGCTTGTTCTTTCAGAAAATGACTATTTTTTGGAATGTCATCATGCATAATTTCTTGAATTGTCTTTGGTTTTGGTAACTTTCCATAATCAGTTACGAGTTTTGTGGTTCCCCACATGTCATACATGTACTCTTTGTCTCTATCTACTGGTAAGTTTGACATAAGTTTAGAATTCTAAGGTTAATTAGAACTTTTTAAGGGGTTCCTATCCCTTAATCAATATAAAATCCTTTTCTGTGATAATCTTCATCTAAAATATATGTATAATTTTGTTCATGTTCTGTAATTTTTTGATCCCAGACTGGTATAGCAACTGTATTTCCATATCTAAAGTCTGGATTTTGTCTAAAATGAACCTCTATTAACTTGTCTCCTATGAATTCACAATTAATCCAATCATAATTCCCCTTTAGATTGTCCAAAATTTCTGGAAATTTTATATTTTTTGATATTTTTTGCCACTTTTTCCATTTGTAGAGTGGATCTCTTTGATCCTTAATACCTTCTACTACTAGTAGAGATCTTTTTTGGTAAAAATCAACACTTAACTGTTGTCCATAGAAGATTTGAGACCAGAATTCAGATGGATGAAAATGTTCAGTAGAGTCCTTAATCCATTCTACTCTTGCATTTCTACCCATTCCAAGGAGGTTGAACATGGGTCTAACTATATAATCTCCTTCATATGGAACAGGCACCCCTGTAGGTCCACAGAGATGCCCAAGTTTTATTGAAATTATTAGTTTATTGTATACCCAAAGATCATCAGGATGTATAATTGCCCACTCATCTTTAGAGTCTAGACAATACATTTAGGTCTTGAATAGATATTCCTATTTATCCTTGTCCTCTGTATCTCTTCTTAGGACCATTACGAGAGGTTCTAGAGAGGATCGTTTGATTTGATCGTCCCTGTCTTGTCTTCTTTGGTTTATGTTCAATAATAACCTTATTGGTTAATGATGGACGATTTGCCATAATTTAAATCTCCTGTGTTCTAATACATTCTACCATGAGGTCCCCTGGATTGGGAACTCCAGTTTCATAAAATTGTTCTGATAATTCATCTATAATATCAAACATCTCATCCTGGGAAATTTCATTATAAATGACTCTTCCATTACAAAGAATGCGATATGTTTCCATTAGATAACCCTAGTCTTCTCGTGTCCAACTCTAATTTGTGGATGACACCAAATTTCAAATCCACATTTTCTTTTAGCATCCAGACAGAATGAAACATCCTCTCCACACATGTCCTGAACCTCTCCAGAGTCAAAGATTTGCATCTGTGGTGCAAACCATGGATACTTCATTTCTGGGTGCTCAAAGACTCCTTTCTTAATTAGCGTCCAACCAAATCCAGTATAATCTACAGTAAATGGTTTTTTTCTATTTCCAATGGTATCTACCATTTCATGATTCATGACGCCACCATTGTTCTTGAAGTCCTGTTCATCTAACCAATGTGCCACTGAGGTGGTTCTACCATCTTCTGTAGCATACCATCCACATGCAATATCCTTATCCATATCAAAGACTGCCCAGAAGGCATCCGTGTTGAATACAATGTCACTATCAATCCAGAGTTGATAATCATATTGTAACTTACCCTGCCATGGTAATTGATCTGGTCCTGCAAGTACATTTGCTCCAAGGCATTTGCATCTTGCGAAGTTTACCATTGAACTATAATCTTGAGAAATTTGAATACTTGCTCCAGATTGAACAAGATCAAAACAAAGTTGTACGAAACTTTTTAAGAATGCATATGATACACCACGTCCAGGCAAACAAAAAACAATTGTCTTACCTCTAATTCTTTCCTTACACCTTTCTATATTAAAAAGGGATTGTTGCTCTGGTTCTTTTGCTTTAACGGTAAATCCTTTTGCCATAAAATTTATTCAGGTTGCAGACGACATATGTATCAATTCAAATGATACTGTACTATTTATTTCTTGTCAATCCACTTGTTTCCAAGTAAATACCAATTCATTATTCTATGAATGAGATTGGGTTTTTTTCGTTTCCACAAACAAAACTGATTTGGTTCTTCCTTACAATGATTTATGCTCCAAAATCCTACAAATATACTTTGTTCTATTTCATCATGTGTATTCATTCTTCCTCCAACCAAGTTTTGAGATTTGCCATTACATCATCCATAGGTATAACTTTTTCTTTACCAGTCTCAATGTCATCCACTATCTGCATCAAGTGCTCAAGAAACTCTTTAGAATAAACATCATCTTCTACAAGTGATGCCCAGAACCAATCTAAACACTCTGCCTCTGGGTCATCTTCTTTGAGAAGTGCATAACCTTCATAGTTACTTCCCATCAAATCGGACCACATACGAAAGTTATGTCCAATGGACTGCCAGCCTGTCATCCAACAGTGTCCAATATAATACTGCCACCAGTTCATTTTGGTTTGATTTGGAGATGTGGCAAGAATTGGTTTACTAAAAGTCATATTGTTTCCATGTAGTTTTGTTTTCATTTGCATTAGCATTTGATATCATAAACTCATCTATTTCAAAATTAGTAGAAAATCCTGCATGAATCATTTTTGAAATACCAGTGAGTGTCTTTTGACATTCTGATAATGTGCCCTCACAAAACACTTTATCTCTTGCTATCAACTTATATGGCATTTTTATCTGGGGAAAATTTTTTTCTTATAATGGGACCCAAGTATATTTAATCCCTCCCACAAAGTAATTGTAATATAATAAAATTCATTCCAGGGACTTAGTGTAGTTCCATACACATTATTATAAATCAACCTTATTGGTGTTTTTTTACCCCAAAAAATTTTTTGAATCACTTGATATCTCTCTCGCACTTTGTCACCTCTGTAGGTTAGGGGAGTCTTGTTTTTTCGCATTACCCCCCACAGGGTAACACAATCACACAAAATACCTGCTAATTCACTATATCACAGGACTGCACATTTGTCAACTGTTATTCACTGTCATTCACACATATTCACAATCATTATTAACCTGTGGAAAACTATTTTTCCACAGGTTATCACTTAGTTTTCCACAGGTTATCACTTAGTTTTCCACAGGTTATCACTTAGTTTTCCACAGGGTAAATATACTCATTGACACTGAGATCACTGATGCTCACTGTGTTTTCACTGTTTATCACTTAGTGCCTGTGGAAAACTATACTGTCAAGTACATGTGCCACCTCTGAGGGTGTCTGGGAGGTCTTGACATTTCAGAGGGTTTGTGATATAATGTGGGCCAAGATCACAATAAGATACACCATTTATAAACACATAATAAACCATTTATAAACACTATTCACAGTAGCAAATAATACACAAATAACATACTTTTTCCACAGATATACACAAACCTGTGGAAAACTCATATACATTTATTTTAACCTTTTTATTATCTCAATAACATTATACGGAATTACTAACTAACCTTGCAGGTGACCCACAAGATAGATAAAAATCAACCATCCTTATTGCTTCACTTAGTGTAGCAAATGATTGAAACCTCCACTCACAATCATTGTAAGGAACTTGATACGTAATTTGATACATAATCACTTCAACTCCTGACTATAAACTGAGGCAAATTGATTAGCAACTTCTACAGCAGAGAATGTTACAATCTCATCATCAAGTTTTGTTTGCTGAGTATCATCTACTGATGGAATCCATACAAACTTTTGAGTTTTGAGATCAGATGCAATGGTGAACATAAATTGAATTTGGTTTGAGTGATAGTTTGTGCTTAAGCAAGTCATTTAGACATCAAACACATCAGAGTTTAACTGTACTACATTCACTTTCGGAGAATTGAACTTAACGCCATCAGGAGTTTCATTCACTCCATACTCATCATAAAGACACTTTACAAGAGTTTCATAATCACCACACTCTTGAGCAAGATGATATAAACCTTCTGCATTGTTAATCCAGAGAGAAACATTCCAGGTTTCATAATTCTCCCAACCATTGTAGGAAATGTCCAAAGCATTGGATTGATAGGTTGTTGTCATTTGTTTTGATCTAAGAATGAATTAAGTGTAGGATAATATTGAAAATGATCCACAGAAGCTTCTAACCCAATTAAGTGTATCATAATGACTTCTGGGGTTAGACATTACCATGCTTGTATCCTTTTCTGGATTGTAAGCAACAGCAACATACTTGTTGTCACCTTCTGAATGTGGATTAAGACATTCAATCCACATTTGATTCACTTTACCTTCCTTCCAATCAGTGTGATAATGGAAGATTTCTGAACTGGTTTTTTGATTTTTCATACATGTATGATAGCATGAATTTGGGGATTTCGCAAGGGGTCTTGTGCCACTTCCTCAACTGGCACACGATAGTTTTTCATCAGTTAGCGTAATCAATCAACAGTTGTTCAAGTGTGTGAAGAGTCTTCACATTCCAGTTTTCATTATCACCAAATGGAGGATACAGTTTGCTATACCAAACACCATAACGTTCTGGATTTAACTCTTGCAACTTCTCAAGAGTTTGTGCAATCAAAATGTTAATTTGTTCAGTATAAGTCATCATTTTCTCCAACAATAAAACCATCAATGAATCCAGAATCGTAAGAGTTAGTATCAGTAAAGAGTTTAATCTTGAGCAACTTTGCAATCAAAAAAGGAATAACGATTGCAAGGGCACCAGGAATAAGAATAGAAAGAAGAGAAGTCATTTCGTTGTTAGTAATAATCACAGGTCGAAGATGTTGGAATTGAGTTGTACTTTATTTATTTTTGGATCAGCAAACTCCACACCATCTTTGGTTTCAGTTACACCAAACTCGTCGTAAAGAACTTCCACAAGAGTTTCGTAATCACCACAGGAAAGTGCCAAGTTGTAAAGACCTTCTTCGTTGTTCACCCACAGGGAAATGTTCCAGGTTTCGTAGTTATCGAAACCATTGTAGGAAGTATCGAGGAGTTCTTTTTGAAAAGTTGCAGTCATTTTGTTTTTGGTTTTTTGTCTGGTTGTTTTTGTACTCTTTAAGAATAACACAGTTTCCTGGTTTTAACAAGGGGGTAAACCCCCCAATTTTGTTCGGTTTACCGAACCTCCCTCAAACTATTTTCAAATGAGAAATTGTTGACCCAAAGAAAATATCTTTGACCTCGAGTTTGACATAATCAAACCCCTCGTTTTTCAGGGTCTCACTGTAAGCTTGTGCGCTGCTGAATGCATCAAACAGGCGCAGAGAGCGAAATACTTCACCCTCGTAGTCGTAACCGCCGATGACAGCGTAAACTTTTTGGTTTGTGTTCAATTGAACCTCGTTGTTTTCCATGTTTTTAATATAACACAAAAACCCCAAAACCACAAGGGGGCAAACCGAACAAAAAGGTGCGGTTAACCGAACAAAGGGTTTTGGGGAGTGGAGGTCAACAGAGAGGGTAGTACACTTGTACCAGTCAGGGAACCCAGTGGCAGCAGGGGTTTCCAGGCTGTCATTCAGTGATTTTTCCTGTTTGAGGAGGGTTCGGGGGTGTTCCTTCCTGACCCTCCTGCAGAATCGCCAGGAAACCTCAAGTTATACTTTCTGTAAACTCGTAGTTATAACTCAGACCGTCTGCACAAACAACATGGTGCCACCCTTTATCCTTTGGGGTCAACCCCAACCTCTCCTTCACTGTGGCAACATTATCCTCCATCAGATCCACCCCATAAATCATCTCGTTGAGAACATGTTTGGGGTCGTGATACTCTGAGAGCACCTCAAGTAGGGTCACCAAAAAGTTACCATCACCACAAGAGTTATCGAGAAACTTTGCATCGGCATCCTTGAGTTTCTCCTCAGGAATCTCCCTCACCATTCGCATGCAAAGATCCATCGGGGTGAAGACTTCACCTGTTGCCTTGACACGATTCCTCCCTCTTTTCTTTTGCTTATCAATCTCAGTTTGGACAGTTGTTGCACTCATCTTTGATAATAACATTTATCCTTCAGGTACAGTGTAGGTTTTCATAGTTGTTTGTAAATTCAATTTAATACAGTAGTTAGTTTAGCATCCAAAATCATATGAACCTGTGATACAGAGTTACTCACAACCCTCTCATTCACCCAACCAGAATCAATCG